AAAAAAGAAGTTCGAATCCGAAGAAAACAAAATGGCAACTTGTCGTGAGACAGAGTTCCCGGACGCACAGAATCTTGCGCCCGTTAAGACCGGTAAGGAGGGAAGCCCCCCCCACTGCACCACGCAGTGTTCAGGTACCGGTTCTACGTCTTTTCTGAAGGAGTCGGTCACTTTGCTTTGTGACTTGGCAGGAACCTACGGGTTCTCTGTCAGCGACTCCATTAGAGACGACCTGATTTCAAAGAATACAGCGCATCTTACCGCTCTTTTGCCACCTCACTACCAAGAGGAGCATGAAATAAAGCTGGTGAAATACAAACTTGCTGCGTTCTTTGCCGCTCACATGTCACAGGATCTGCCGCCCTATCCCTTTGAAAAAGGGGAAGGGTATGATTGTGTTACGGATGACAAGGGAAATGTCAGTGTTCGGAGATTTGAGATGTCGAAGGTTACTTTAGTGGTTGACCACCCCAGTGTTCTGGTGGGTGGGCACTTCCTGAAGTTCTTCCAATTCCTCAAGTTGAAGAATACTGCAGAGTACTGGTCGCTTCTTTCGTCCTTTCTCATAGGAGCGAAGAGTGGCTGTCCGCGACCGTCTGCGCAGGTTTGTGAACGTGCTGCCCTGAAGACTTTTAAGTCATTGACTTCACCGAAGATTTGTCCGAAGCAGGTCTCCATATCCAATGGAGGTCTGCATCGCATCATTTCGATGGACGACTTGCTGATTGTCTTCCGGTATGCGTGCAACGCGTTTCTGAAAAAGTTGGATGTCTGCTGGCCTCTCCGGAGGACCATGCCGTCGATCTCTGCAACCTACGCCTTTTCTCGTAAGAAAGGAGGAGCCTGGGCCGAACTTCGCCCGCTCTACTCTCTTGCGTATAAGATGGCGTCTGAGTTGCTTGGTCATGCACCACGACTCGTCCGGGGCCCTCCCGACGAGCTTCACCGTGTTGATCCGAGTCGATACTCCTTACTCTATGAACACATCGGCGAGGCTGAAAAGCTTTCGTTCGATGATGCAGAACGCTTGATGCTCAATCACATTTCCCACCCACACCGAGTTGCCTATCGAGTTCTCTACACATCCGCCTTTTTGGACAGAGATGAGAGCGAAGGATACTTCCCGGTTGCTGGGTTTGATCGTTCTGACGCTGAAATATTGCGTCGGATGACGATTGAAAATGGAGAGTGGTCGACCAACAGTGCACTCGCTGAAGCACGTTGGCTGTCTCTCGTTAACGGCTTTGCTACTGACTACGCCCTTGCAAAAGGGACGAATGCACAGTTCATCGTCGACGAGACAGCCTTGGAGGCCGAAAAGAAAGTCTCCGAGCAGGGTGAGCTCCCGCTTGAGTACAGCCTAAGTGCGGGTGAGTTGGACTATATCCTTGACAAAACATTTGGAGAAAACACAGAGCGAAAAGAAGCTCTCTTGCGATCTCTTAAACGTGAAGTTGAGGAATATTCGTCTCCGCCTGGTGCCACACAGAGTTCTATCGACTTTCGTGAGGTAGATTTGGTTGTGCTTTGCTTCCGCCGTCTTCTTTCTGCGGTGGTTGCTGAGCGAGAGCGCATTGGCGAAGGATTGAAGTGCAGAATTGTTGCGCTTTCCGAGGCGTTGAAGGTCCGGTGTATCACCTGTGGACCTGCCGTCGAATCAGAGTTTCTCTCCCCTCTTCAAAAGGAGATCCACTCTCAACTCCGCCATTCTACCACCTTTGAACTCATTGGTCGCGAAGTCGATGCAGGGATTGTTTCACGCAAAATTGGTCGTCTAGACTTGACGACTGCGGAAGAATATATCTCCGTCGACTACAGTGACGCGACAAACAGCCTCTCTTCAGAGGCAAGTGAGCTTATGGTGGCGATGATGTGTGACACTCTGGGTGTTGATGATTTGACACGGAGTGTGTTCAGGCGTATGTTAACAGGATATAGATTGCGAGACCCCTCCTCTGAAGAAGAGAAGTTTGCCGACCAAAAGTCTGGCCAGCTTATGGGGTCGATTGTGTCTTTTCCTGTTCTATGCCTTTTGAACTTCTCCGTTATTTATCTCTCTACCCTTTCACGTCGGAAAGAATTCTACGTCGCAGACGATCGAATCTTTCACCGTTGGCTTGTGGAGCAGTGCACGCCGCAGAGAATGCGGTCTTGTCCCGTTTTGATTAACGGTGACGATGCCGTGTTCCGAGGTACTGCTCAGACCCAAGACAACTGGCGACGAATTGCAAGTCTGGTTGGGTTCAGCGAGTCTATTGGAAAGACTTACCGTTCCCAAAATTTTCTCCAGATCAATTCATGCAACTTCGTAACTGCGAAGTTTTTCCATACCCTGAAGAAGGGGGAGCATGACAATTCCTTGTTTTTCGTCCACCATCCGGAGGCTCCGGATGATCGTGAAGACGCGAGCTATTTGCGAAAGCTTGCGTGGAATATGTCCGATTGTCGAAGTTTGTATCAGCCGCTTTTCGAGCAAGGCCTGGATAAGGTTGGCCGTTGGTCGCGGTTGTTCGCACAAACCGGAATTGTTCGGATGGGCCTTGTGAAAGGCCTTGCCCGTTCAGGCACAGAGGAAAAGGTTGTTGATCAGCAAATCGCTGATCTCGTAGCGCGCGGTATGTTCGGCCAGTCTGCCGGCTCCCGTCTAAAGACGCTGCTCGTTGGTTCGCCCATACACCTTGCCCCGCGTGTCTTTGAGTTGTATTTGAAGGAAAACTCCGATGCCCTGAAAAGGGCTGCTGTCCCCTGGTTTGTTCCAGAGGATCTCGGAGGTTTGGGACTGGCCGTGACAAGAGGTCATGGCATGTCCGACATCGATCTGCGTACCTTCAGAAATGAGGTGCGTCACGCAGTGATGAATCGTTCAAGTTTCGTGGAAATGCAGATGCCGGATCAGTACGTGCTCTATCGTGAAGCCCGCAAACTGTCTAAATTGAAGCCAGTAGTAATCCGCAGTGATGCGGACGATTCCGCCAAGCAGAAGGCGGAAGGAGAAGTCGCGCAGCAAACCCTTGCTGGGGCGATTCCTTATCTACTGACTGAAGAAAAAGACGTTCGTGAGGTTCTAGATGACCTTGCCTTTGTTGAAAGGGCTGAGGGAGCATTGAAGATCAACCGGGGTCTGTGGACGTTCAAAGTGAAGAAAGCTATGGAGGCGTCTCGGGCAGCTCAGTCCGATCGCGTCTATCGTGCTTTCCTCGCCAACCTTGAAGAAAGGTTTGAACGGATTCGCGGCAAATATTTTCGTGCCGAGCTTCCGGATATCCCGGAGGGCCTACCGTGTACAAGTAACGACATTAAGCAATATGTCCTTTTTCCTGCACAGATGGCTTACAGAGAAACATTCTCTGCCCTCCTTGGTGAAATCGAGAAGATCCCAAATATTTTTGCAGAAGAACTCTATCAGTTTGCCCGCTCTATCTCGCGGTATTGTGAAGTGTTCCCTGCCATCGCAATGGAATCAAGTTTGAAATTGAAGGTCGCCCTTCAGATGTCTCTCCCCCGTGGTGGGGCTCTCCTTAGGTCCGAGTTGGATAAGGAATTTGTCGATTTGTTCGCAAATAGAGACCTTGGTGAAACTTACGCGCCAAAGCTACTCTCCGCGGAAGCGGTGTCAGAGGAGATTCAAGGCGTGTCTGCCGTCCCGAAAGGGTATACTGCGGCCCAGTGGGCAGCAGCGCAGGCGGCAGGGGTAGCGGTAACGACACAACCGGTAAATCCAGAGGCGAAAGCTGACAAGCCTCCTACCTATAGACCACCAGACGTGCAAGTCTCGCAGTTTCCCCCCGAATACTTACGGGGTGCGAGCCAGGTCAGTCGAACTCCTGAACGTGAAGAATCAGCAGAACATATCAAGGGTCTTCGCGAAGAGCGCGATGAGCTCCTTGAATGGCTGTCGTCCCCCGGCAACGCTGCCTTGGCGGGTCTTGGTGCCATTCTTCATGTGGGTCTCGTTGGCGGCGCTGTGCGCCAAGTCGTCAACG